GTGTTTCTCAAAGAAATTAAAGTAGCGAGCAATCGTTTCTTCCCATGTCTCTCGTCTGTTTGTTTCTTCATTCCACCTAGCATATCTAGATAGGTGTATAAATTCTTGGTATTGTGTTTTTAAATACTTTTTACTCATTGATCTCTCCTCTTCTACAAGTATAGTTAATCTTTAGTTACCCATTCATTAGGGATATTTTTTTCTGAGAACCACCTGAAGTTATTTGTTTCAGCCCACTCAGCGTGGCTCCTCTTAGTACCGTCTCTTCTTACTTTAGCTTGTGGCATAGCTGCTTGTGGCTTGTAGAATATAAATACAAGTTCCATATTAGCAGGCAACGCTTTTCTTATCCATATATATTTACTATATTCTTCGTAGTCCCAGAACCTACCCTTAGCTTCTAGTAAGATAGTCTTACCATCAATCTCTTTGTAGAAATCAGGCTCATAATTTTTATTAACGATGTAAGGAATATTATCATGGTGATGCTCCCAATCAATTAAGATTGTTGTGTGTAACTTAACCTCCCAAGAACTATCATACCCTTTAGGTAAATCTTTTTCTTTAGGTCTAACTTTACGGGGGAATCTTCTAGGCAATTACTTCTTCCACTTTAGGCTCTTTCTCTACTTGAGTAAGATAAGTTAATCCATTTGAGTATCTAAACAAACGTAACCCTTTACCCTCGTTAGCGTCAGCATGACACTCAAACTTATGTACGCAGTACTTACACGGGGTAGGTAGTTTATAGTTACCACTAAGTCCTTCTTTGACTGGATCATAGCATCGACTAGGAGGATTATTTTTCTTAACAACTTTTCTAAGATGTTTAATTCTTTCCATAGCATTTATTTTATCCAGCTCATCGGGACAGAAGAAAGTAAGCTCACCTGTCTCCTTATTCATAACTAAGAACCCACCCTTGTTTGTATTCTCTGCTTGCTCGTAGCCAGATAGTTGTGCTAGGTATCCGAAGGGATCATCGCCTGGTAGTGTACCTAACTTAAACTTCTTAAACGCATAGTTAGATGATGTTTTAATATCAACTACTTCACCGTTTATTTTACAGTCCATGTGTCCTTTTACACCACTCAAATCAACTTCTTTCTGTTCATCAGAAACATCATGACCTGCTAAGTTACAGAAAAATAACAATAGTTCTTCTAGTAAGTGACCATAAAGAAACTTAATCTGTGTAGAAGGAACGACAGCTTCACTTTCTTTTGTTGCGTTTATCTCATACCACAGCTGTCTATCAGGCTTGCCTATGTTAGACATCCTTAGCGTACCTCTATCTCTTGCACGAGGCGTAAGCCAATGTTTTAATCCTTGCCTCATAGCGGTGGCAAACTTATCTAATTCTTTTTCAGAGACTTCAATAGCCTTACCCTCTGATAGTACGGATATCTTTTCATAGATATCAGAGACTAGTGTATTAATATCCTTACTCATTATTCTTTACCTCTGTGTTTTACGAATTTTATTTTCCTAGAAATAGGATTATATACTAAAAGTTTAACATCTTTTTCTTTTTGTTGTAGTGTTCTCTTATCCCCACCTCCCGTAGCTTGTCTTGTCTTAACATCTATAAATTTTACGTTACCTTGATTGTCTATAGCAACTAAATCTATATCGCCTGTACACCCACAGTTTTTAAAAACTTCGTATCCGTTGTCCCACAACCAAGTCACAGCATAGTACTCAGCAAGATCTCCTTTCCTACTCGATGACGAGCCTTCAGAGACTTTCTTTCCACCTTCATTCTTCGATAAATATCTAGTGAGTTTCACCCCAGTTATCTCCTATCTTGTACTCACCTGTTAAAGGACATCGTAGTTTAAAATGTATAGCTGCTTGTTCTATAGCCTGTACACCTAGCTTACCTACTTGATCAGCATGTTTCTCCACTACCTCAAGTTGCCACTCATCATGTATGTTAGCTACAAAATGTGCGTCTAGTTTCTCTCTTGCTATACTCTCGTGTAAGATACATAAAGCTTTCTTCATAACTATAGCACCTCCGCCCTGTAACAACGTGTTAAGTGCAGCGTGTTCTGATCTTATAAAGATGTTTCTTCTGTCGAGACCTTTGAGGTATCCTCTGCTTGCTGCTCTTCTAACTTGTTCCGTAAGAACTTTAAGTGATGGTAGGTTGGTAAGGAAAGTGTTTCTAAGTGCTTTACCATCCTTTCGCGTTCCGTTAACCACTGCTCCAAGCTTTTCATCTCCTGCTCCGTATACGAGGGCATAGATGAAAGTCTTTGCTGAATCTCTTGATTCAAGTTTAGCAAGCCGTTGATTAGCTGCGTGTATGTCTCCATTGATAACTTCATTTAAATACTCCTTATCGTTCATAAAGTGAGCTAACATGCGAAGCTCAAGCCCGCTTGCGTCAATACCTACTAACTTATTTCCTTCATCTACTATCCAACACTCTCTACACTCCTTTCCAAATATACTACCTGCATTAGGGACCTGAGCCATGTTAGGTTTAAAGTGAGCCATCCTTCCAGTGATTGCGCCATTAGATAAAACTCTACCATGAACCCTATCACCCTTTAGTGAATCAATCCAGGAAGATACCTGACCAATTCTTTTCTGATACAAAAGGAAGTCAGCAATAAGCTTAGCTTCTTTAATGTGAGTAATCTTTTTAAGAGTCCCTTCATCTATGATGGGTTGCCCTGTAGGTGTAAACTTACGCGGCTTCCATCCTAATTCTTTTAGATGTTCTCCTATTTGTTTTCTTGATCCAAGATTAAAAGCCTGTAGTTTCTGACGCTTGAAAGGTTTAGGAACAGCTCCTGCATTTAAATTAACTAATTGCTGGTACTCAGCCTTACTTAAGCCTACCTTAGACAGGCAACCATCATTCTTCAACCGAGGCACAACGAGTTTATCATCAACCAACCGAGGCTTAAAAGTCTGAGTAACCTCTTCTTCTATCTCATACATCCTAGTCTTAAACTCTATAAGTAAACGCATGGCTTTCTCCTGGTCTAACTTAAAGCCGTACATCTGTTGTTCTTGTAAGATATTAGTTACTTGATGTTCGATCAAAGTAGCCTCTGAACCAAATACCCTCAAGTATTCAAGCACCTTATGATAAACCTTTTCATTAAGTTCAACATCCCCTACACAATACTTAAGCATATCCTCAGAGTAAATAGTAAAATCTAATGGCTGCTCAAGCTTATGGCAATTTAAACTATAACCCCAGTCTTTTAAGGCATGTCCTCCTTCCCTTACTGGATTAGCAAGGCGAGAAAGAACTAAGGTATCAGTCATCTTATTAGTAAACTTAATGTTGTAGAGTCTTTCGAGTACTGGGATATCAAACCCAATAATATTATGACCTATTAGTTCGTCTGCTTGTTGTAGCAGTTGAATGCCTTCGTTAATATGATCAGGATCGTAGGTATAAATCTTACCTACACAACGATCAGTTACTTCTTTAGCTACAATACACCATACCTTTGTAGCGTCTAAGTCATCTGTTTCTATATCAAAAACTAGTTTCATCTATTAGCTCCTCTGGAGTGTATTCAAATAGCCTACCTGTTTCTTGATTATACTTCAAGTAACATGCAATACCTGTGTCTCCTGTGTACCTAGACTTAAGTACTCGTAGCCTAGTAACATTAGCTTCTTCCTCTGTAGTAGCCTGTTGGTTTCTCTCTAGTGCAATCACACAATCAGATAACTGCGCAATACCTTGTGATCCTTTCAGGTGTGATAGAGATACCTCAACACCTTGTTCGTGCCCTTTATCCCCTGATGCCCTGCGCAGATGAGATACAAGAATCATACCGACTCCTGTCTCTTCAACGATAGATCTTAAACGAGTCATTAACGAATCAATGCCACGCCTCTCATCCCCTTCAGTAAGTACACTGACTAGCATATGTAGGTGATCAATGACTACCCACTTACATTCACAGCCTACAATAATATATCTTAACTTAGAAAAGAACTCTTCAATGTCGTTGACTCCTAAGTGTGAGTGAATAAATACTCTATCTTTTTGAATCGTTCTATCAAACAAAGCCTGAAGTTCATCGTTACTGTAGTTACTTCTTTTTTCGTTGAGGTATAGCCTATCGTTAGCCTCAATAGATATGATGCCGTCAGCAGTCCTTAACCAATTCTCTTCAAGGGCTATGATGCCTACGTTATCTTTGGTTGTTTTGATGAGCCAATGCTCTAACTCCCTGGTCACTGAAGATTTACCTAAGCCTGTACCACCTGTCAGTGTGACTAGCTCACCTCTTCTTAAACCAAATAGCTTTTTGTTTAGTCCTTCAAAGGGATAAGGCACACTATCTTTAACTTCTCTAAATAACCAATCATCTTTCTTAGATGAAAGCTCTAGTATACCCGAGGGTGTATAAGTCTTAGCGTCCCACCAGGCTTTACTGAACTCTCTAAACTTCTTTGCCTTAAGCATTTCGTTTGCATCTTTGTATCCTTCGGGAAGCCGTACTACCTTTGTCTTGTTGGGCTTTAAGATACGAGCCACTCTTTTAGTAGCTTCCCTCCCTGCCTCATCGTTATCAAAACATAAGACTACATTGTCAAACGACTCAACAAACTCTATGCTTTCCCTAATATCTTTAACAGCACCTGCTGCCCCGCGCTTAACAGATACGACCGCCCACTTACCCTCGAAGAGTTCATAGACTGCCATAGCATCGCACTCTCCCTCAGTAATGGTTAGATACTTACCGCCTTCCTTAAATAAATGCTCACCAAACAAGCCGTTGTTATTAGCTGAACCATGCCAAACAAAACTTTTGTTGTTCACATAGCGTACCTTTACTCCTGATACTTCTTGATTTTCATAGTAAGGGTAGACATGTTGATCAATACTATCATCAGGGTTTAACTTACTCTTAACACCATAAGCCTTAGCTGTCTTAGCTGAGATACCTCGGTCTGTAAGTGCATTGTATTGTCCTGGGTATCTCTTGTAAGCATTCCCTAAGGGGATAGGTGTTTCTTTCTTCTGTGCAGAAAAAGTTTGTATGTCCACAATAGTGGCGTCTGTATTTAGTTGATCCTCTTGTTTTAAATTCTCACCTTTCTTGTAGTACTTTGCACAATGAAAGCAATACGATGACCCGTTTGAGTTAAGGGCTGCTGGATCAGAGCCGCCACATACGTTACAGGATAAGTTACGCTTAATAAATCCACTGTCGTTTTCCATTAGTTCCTCCGAAAACAAAGGCTAGAGATATCTTCCATGAGATCCCTAGCCATACTGTGATACCGAATATCTTATTCAGCTTTTTCTTCTTCTTTTACCTGAGCTTCTGGACATTCTTTAATACTCTTTTCTACACTTGCTCTAAACGCTGTTGCTGCAACATGAAATATCTCAGTCATAATCTCACTGACCTTAACCTTTTCTATAGCAAAGTTTATCTGTGCTTTAATCTGCTCATCTAAAATATTAACTGTGTTGTATATCTGCTCTTCGTTGTCTTCTTTTTTTATAGTTACCATTGTCATTAGAACTCTTCTCCATCCATAAGCTCAGCACCGTCTGGTTTTCTATCATCATAAGATACTAACTCAATTATCTGTACGGCTTGTAAGTCTAATCCTACATACTTACCGAACTTACCTTCACCTGCATACTCGTTGTACTGTACCTTCACGGTAGATCCGTTACCTATCTTACCCTTATCTCCCCAAGGACTCATATCTTTATCGAGTAAACGAGGTGTCGAGTTAGGCTCGCCACTAGCTTTGGTCACGTTACGTTTAAAGACTAGGCTTGGTTCACCTTCCATATCTTTAACTCTGTGACCACGAGCTTCAAACTCATTAGCCATCTCTTTATCGACTACCACGTTGATAGTATACATAGGTTTAAATTTTGTATTAGGTGTCTGTATAGATGCCCAATACGCCTTGCCAGTTACTACTGCCATACTCTTCTCCTTTATTTTAAATTAATAATTAATTATACCGCTTGTACACCTAAGAATCAAGAGATGCATAAGCTTTAGCAAAGACTTCACTATCTTTTAGTGAGCTTAAAGCTTTTTTCATCTCTTGTGAATCAGATTTACTCCTCTGATCTCTTAGTTCTTTTACATCATCTATGTTTAATAGATATTTAATTTCATCTTGCTCACATAAGCAATCATATATTGTTGATATACCTTCTAAAGAAATAATATCATCCATTGCATCTATTAAGTTATGTGCAAATGTTTTTATTGTGTCTTCAGCACCTTGTATTTCTACTCTAAATATATAGTCTTTCACTTATCTCCTTAGTTGTTGTAGAACATCTTCAAGTTGTAGTAAAAGCTCAGTTACTTCTATCTGATAAGAAGCAAGGTCTGTTTGTAGTACATCTATACGGGCGCTATTTTGATATCCTATAATTTTACCTGCGTCAATGTCGCTTCCTTGTAGCTTACTCTCATTCTCCTGTACTTCTGATAGTGTCTTAAGTAGATTCAACTCATTCACTTTTAAGTCTACGTTTGATCTTAGTGAATCAATAGTTTCTAGTACGCTGCTTTGATTAGTATCAATTAATATAAGACGGCTATATACATCATCAATCTTAGAGTTGTATCCAATTCTTATAGCTTGTAAGAATGATTCAGTAAGATCTATCTGTGTTTGTAGCCCGCTGTCCTGATCTCTTAAGGTATTGAATTGTCTATTTGTATTGTTATTCACATACCGTATTTGATCAGCAACATAATCCAGTGTCATCTGACCTACAATAACGTGGCTCCCAATCAGTACGAGTAATAATATTATATATTTTTTCATAGTTCTCCTTAGTTGTTTTTAGTTTTGTTGTTTATATCTATCATGTCTTGATACGTTTTAATGCTAGGATGTTTCTTTAACATCTTAACAATCCACTTATAAGACATGAAGGATAGCGTTGTTATACCCAACGAGTATAAATGTGTCTGTGTGGGTAAGTACTTCCAGAAATTAGAGAAGGTAATCTTTGACGCCTCCTCTTCACTCATTAAAGATTTTACCCACTCATACTGTATAGTGTCTGCTTCCCTACGAAGTTGTTTTACTTTCTTTGCATTCATTTAAACTCCTTTGTTGTTCAATTATATCTTTATAGGTTAAAGTCAAATTGTTTTATTTCTCTGTGTGTTTGTGGTAGAAATTTAATCTTATCAATAACTTCTTGTAAAGATACTGTCACACCTACGTCTGCCTTAGCTATAATAAAATCGTTATTAACAATCATAGCACTGCCACCATAAGTTTTATTACTACAGGTGAAGTACCATTGACGATCTAATACTGTACACCCTAAGTAGTCACTGATGAGTTTATTATCTTTATCATAGTCTTCAATGTTAAACGTGTTGTAGTCAAGCATTAAGATTATATCTTTCATAGAAGGTGTTAAAGTAATTTGATTTATCTTTTGTTCCTTAGTGTTTATATAAATCCCTTTCATAAGAACCAACTATTTTCTTCGTCATTATCTTCCTGCTCTCTTCGAGAAAGCTCAGCCTTAATTTTAATATCCCACTCCAGATCTACTTGACCTGGAGAAACTAAGAGTCTTTTTAGTTTAGAGGTACTCATGCTTTCTATCTCATCTTTCATAGTTTTATATTTCATATCAGTCCTAAGCTGCTTGATCAAGAAGGATACCAGTAAAGATTTTCTTTGTAATTTCTTTACGCTTTTCTTGTAAGTTAGTAACAGTATCTTTATTCTTTCTTGTAACATGTGTAGACCAATGCGTGAAGGTATTAAATAATCTCCATGCAGTTGTTATTCTAAAGCTTTTTGAAGGGAGTGAGTTATAAAGGTCTAATCCTGCGTCAAGATCTCCATAAGTATCCCATATAGATTTAAGTTCTTTTACAGACTTAGGATAATCTTCTCTAGCGTTAGTCGTTTCTTTTCCTGTAAGTTTATGTACATAAGTACACCCACTAAAGGTGTTGTATAACACATCATATCCACAAGCATTAAATAGGTGGGTATTAATGTCGCGCTCAAGTAGCTCAGTCTCTTTCATGGCTTCCCAAGTCTTAACCTCAGATGCATAAAGTTCAGCAGCTTTATTAATATAAGCTAATGCTTTACTGTAAGCAGATTGTTGTAGGCTTTCATCAAAGTAATTATTAAAGTGTCTAAGTTTACATGAGGCATCTCTACTTAAAGAGATCTGTCCGTTCTCACACATCATCCTAACTGCACCCACAACTAACTCAAAGCTCCGAGTACTATCAATCGAATTGATAATAGTTATCTGTAAGTTTGATCTATCACCATCACTCATTGTCTTTTCAATAGAGGGAAAGTTATAGGTACAGAACATTACATTGCCTTCCTTAGGAAAGACCATTGTTCTTTCTAGCCCTGTAATATCTAAAGTAGACTCAGCTATTAACTTCTCTACATCCTTAATGACTTGTTGATGATTAACTAGGTGATACCTGTTGGACACTACATTAACAATGTTATTTGTATTGCAGTTATAGACACCAAACTTATCTTTTATTTTGTGTAAAGATATAAAACTGTCTGCGTCAGGGGCTACCTGATAATACAAATCTCTAAGCTCAAACTCAGGGAACTCTACGTCCTGATCTTTAAAGCTACATGATCTGTGTCTGTCTGTCATGATGTATGTTTTTTCATTATTATTATTTTTGTATGGTATTACGAACATATTTCCTCTCCTTTGTTGTTTACGTTTTGTTTTAAATTGTATTCCTGATTATATTCTTTCTCCATCCTAGCAAATGTATCAGAGTCCCA